CATGATTAAGAAAGTTTAAATAACTTCTTAATATGTATTGTTCTTGCAAAACTTTGGAATGGGATATCTTTGCCCAATTATTTTTTTCTATATCATATTGCATTAGTTACTCCATAAATAATGATAGTAGTTAGCTGATTTCACTCTTTCGAGATCATCAGTAGGAACACACATTCCTATATCAGCATACGAAAATCTCTAGGTATAATCACACATGGGGATATCGTTTCGCCTCTGTGTGACCATCCTAGAGCCTCGAAATTCTCCAAAAGTGGCACTAAGCCACCTTTAGATATGTAGTTTGACCAATTGGTGCTTTATCGCTGTCAAGATCTGTGCTGACCCAAAGAACCGGATATGGCATTTCTTCTTCCGGAAAGTCATGCACTCCCATATCAGTAAAATAGATAAAGCTGTCTACATCCAAGTCATGTTCTTCAATGTAATTGAACACCGGCATGACACATGTTCCACCTCTGCCATCAGCAGAAATTTTAGTGATCTCTTCGCCTTGCTCAAACTTATAGACATTTTGAATTTTGCTGTCGCAAGTTATGATCGTTACAGATTTAGGTTTAAGTTCTAATGACAAAGCATTAAGACCACCTAAAAATAATTGTAGTTCTTTATCTGTGACAGATCCGGAACTATCGACACCAACAACTACATGACCACAGCCAACATAATCAATAGTTGGAGCAATGATATTATTATTATAATAAAATTTTCTGTGGATCTTACGATAGGTAAAATTATGAGGAACATCGCCTTGGACATGACGTTGAATAACATCTTCCCAATCTATTTCTGCCCTCTTCATTCTATCAATCATTTTTTTGATCTCTGCCGGAACTGTACCTCGATCCTTAGCTTGACGTACTGCTTGGAAAATATCTTCCCTAACACTAGCCTCTTCTTCTTTTAACTCAGATGGAGACAATTTGTCGCAGACATTATCAACGATATTGCCCCATGATTGAGGCTGTAACCAACTAGGTTGTTCGCCTTGACCATTTTGTCCATCGTCACTTGCACCACTTGCAGACATTTGCATTTTCTTCATGTGCTGTTGGATCTGAGGATAAATCACATTATAAATTTTCTCTGCACTCCATCCCTTAAATTTTGGATCAAGCAATACACCATCCGGCAACTGTAAACCGGCATCAATGATAATAGGATTTTCTGATAGATCACAAGCTACATTCCATGCTGTCGTGTCTCTATGCTGTTGCCTTACATGATGCATCAATGCCCTATGTTTTACCTCGTGAACAATAACACCTTTTAAATGCTCGAATGATAGGCTTTCACAATATTGACGATTATAAAAAATGTCTCTGCCATCAGTTGCACAAGTATCAAATTTATTATTCTCAATAATTTTCATTTTAGCTAACATGATGCCCCAAAAGGCATGACCTTTATCATCTCTATCCCAAAGTAATTGTATTCTTATCTTTGAGAACTTATCTTCTAATTTTAAATCTTGCATTAATAACTCCTAAAAAATTACGTAAAGTTTTGTCGTGGTATCCCATTACAGGATACCACATACCAAGTTGATTAAAGTAACAAGTCTTTTAACTTACCTTGAGATCCCAATACAGCTTTCATTGCCGGACTAGTCACTAAGGTTTTATTTCTCATTACTGCATCTTTAAGCATGAAAGCCATATACTCTTGCTCCGGTATTCTCTGCATATAAGTGAGAATTGGAGAACAATTCTCCATAGTCATCTTACTTGCCAATGATCCACAAAGAGCATACAGCACTCCTCTGTCTTCCGGTATTGCTGTATTACTTGGATCTTTAACTAAGCTGTCAAAGTCCGGTAGCTTATCATATAATTTCATATGAGCGATAAGAGATCCGGATGCTGTCTCTCCAATTTGACCACTAAGAACACCTCTAAGAGATAAGCTGTCCAAACCTAAATTCATTAAGGTCGATGCTCTTTCAACTGATCTAGGTGTACAGTTGCTGTCAGCATTTACGTCAAATTCATATAAATACTGATCGTCAAATTTAAGCCAACTGCTGATCCTTGGATCTACTTTATTCTCAGCATAGTACTTTAATAGATCGTCAAGATCTATTTCTAGATCTAAATATGTAAATCTATCTCTAAGCTGTGATGGCAGTTTATTAGATCCGGCTTTATCTTTAAGCCTATTACCGGCAGAGATTATAATCCAACCATCGCCTAAGTAATGATTACCTAATCTTCTTTCATCTACAAGCTGACCAAAAATATTATGGTGCATCAAAGTAGCTTGAGCCACCTCGTCAACAAATAAAATTCCAAAGCCATCTTTTGGCAAGAACTCCGGTCTAAGCCTAGTCATGCTTTGTTGATCTGCATTAGGCACACACCAACCGGCTAATTCTGCCGGATCGAACATTGCTAAACCTAAGTTACTAAACTCTAACTTATCAATCTTTTGACCAAATATTCTTTGGACAGCATCGAGAATTAGCTGATCAGTAGTCATAGATCTAACTGCTGAGGTCTTGCCTTGACCAACACCACCTTGAATATACAAAGCGATAAGTCTGTCTTTACTTGCTCCCTTTTTTATATTCTCGTAGTTCTGAATTATTACACTTTGCATTACGTTTTTTATTTCTGATATTCGCATATCAATACTCCTTATTTTTGATTAAACCATTTTCATGGCTGTCCGGATGGACAATCATGCACAGACCATTAAGATCTGTGCAAAGTTGTACATTCGATGTTTACTCATTGTCATTGGGGCGAGTAGCATTAATGAGTTTCCAACCTAGTTCATGCAGTTGTTTTCTTTTCTCCTTATCATCTACTACATCCTCATTGATGTAAGTTATTTGATCGATAACATCTTTGATATTCATATTATCCCCCTTGCTCATGATGCATCAAGTAAAGCATCAGTTACATCATCGATAACTTTTTGCTCTGCCTCTGCATCTTTAACAGCATTGCGACCTTTATCAGCAATCTCAAATCTATTCTTTAATCTGATCTCAAAATCTTCCAACTCTTTTTTTGTCATGATCAGACCATCCCTTTGCTTTCCGGTCTTGGTTGTCAAGCCTACCAACTTATCAATGATCGTATCCAATGGAGACTTAACATCATCGCCCTTGTTGTGATTAATCAAACTTGCTTGAGATTTGATATCCAACTTTTTAAATAGATCCATGATGTAAGTCTTGGTCAAATTACTTTTTGGTAAGTCATGCTTGTTAGTAAACAAGACACAGTTACGTTTAAAAAGATCAGCTTGACCTTTTGTCATGTCGCATCGAACTTGGAACGTGGTCAATAATTCATTGGTTGCATCCTCTGAAATATTGCCGGTATCAGTTCTTGCAATCTGATTAATTGGGATCATCGCTGTAGCATATTGATCTAATCTAATAGCACTCATCTCAGATGAGTTTTGCTTATTAGATCCCTTTAAAACATTATGCTGTTGCTCTTGTTCAGCGATTTGTTTAACGATATCGTCTGATATCAAATTTTTGTTTTTCTGCATTAGTACCTCCTTGGTTTTTAATGTTGCAGTTTGTTGGTTGTCATCCAATAGATCCTTATCAATGATAGGATTTATTAAATCTCTTCTTAAATATCTATAGATTGCTTTGAAACAATCTCCATGAGGCTTACGATAATTGCCCTTAAATCTTTTAATATATTTTGCCTTTGCATATTGCACATGATGGGCAACCTCATGACTAACACTAACTAAATAAGAATGATCTAAGTTGAGGCATTGTCTGCCACCAATATGAGGATCATTATTAAAGCTGTCATACTCTTTATGAAAATGCTTTTCGTTATGGTGTTGCCAATAACTAAGATTAATTTGAATTTTATTTCTACAAGCATGAGTTGCACCGGAATGTTTAGTGTTAATAGTTTTGGTTACAGCTACTGCTTTATCAACATCATATTTAGTGATGCCTAATTCATATTCTTTTTTCTTTAAATGGTTCATGCATTTTCTGACCATAGATTTAATAACCTTGGTATGTTCAGCTATTTCTTTTTTTGAATAATCATATTTGTCATAAGTTAAATTTATTTTATTTGTAAGCATTTAGCACTCCAATGTATTGATTAATTTAGTTCCTAATGAACTAGCAAGAGCAGTAGTTATTACTGCTCTAATTAGTGCATTAGATATCATAAACGATTGTGGGCAATTTATCAGCATCATCGTATACTTTTTGGACAGCCTCATCTTTTGAGTTCGCCTCAACTGTATATGTGAGGTATCCATTCATTCCCTCGATCGTTACTTTGAAAGTATATTTTTTCATAGTCTCTCCAATTTTTTTGATTGAATTATAACAGCCTCTATAGGGCAAAACATTAGTAGTTCCTACCTAGCCCATAGAGCAATCTTATCGATCTTCATTGTGGGGGCTGTGAGTGTCTTTTGTATCCTTGCCAAAATTCGAGGAGCATCCCAACTCCTACTGATACCATGTTTCACTAATCAGTTCAGTTTTGCCATACAGAGGCTGTCTCCCTATATATAATAATTATTACTCTAAATAACAAGTATATAATTTACTTTATTTAACATTATTTTACTTTATTTTACCTAACCTTACCAAAGTCAATGTCACTAACAAAAACGCTGAAATAAAGAAATATGTAATAACATACATGAATATCGTTTCGTGGCTGTATGACGCTTAAAACGCCATTAAATGCCATTACATTATTTATGCAATATTTGCCCATCACTTTTTAATAAAATGAGGAGCAAGATATAAATTAGGTTTGCCATGAGGATTATTTTTGTGAACCAATCCAATTCTTTTTTCAGTTATTTTTTTTACAATCCAATTTGCATCAATATCCCATTCACGAATGTTAACATTAGAATGTCCATTTTTATTAAGACCTATTTTTTGACCATCCGGTAATTTCATGTATCTGACAATTTCATTTTCTTTTAATGGCCTTGATGTAATTTGATTGGTCTTTACTTTGTCGTTTAATTTTATGTTATTCAATTTGATCTCCATTAGTTGTTATAAATTATTACGAATGAGGTTTGATTTTTTCTGAAATTAATTTAATTATTTTCATGACCTACACGAAAAGATTATTAAATGTTAGTATAAGTTAAATGTCGCAGGTCGATAAAACATCAGACCAAAAGTTTACGTAAAGTTTTAAGAGGTATAAAAATGTCAGATAAAAAAAACAAAACAAAATTAACTCTCGTTTCAAATAACGATAGTAGAGTAAAAAACAAGACTAAAAATAATAAAGTTATGGGATCAGATTTAACTGAAAAAATGCGAGGTTTTTGTCATGACGTTGTAGGGCGTAATGGGCAAAAAGGCATGAGTTTAATAGATGCATATCGTAACAACTATAATGTAAGTAAAGATATTAAGCCTAACACTCTAAGAATGTTGGCAAGTAGATTAAGATCTAAGGATAACATTGGGATATTTATAAATCATTTATTAGGCCAAAAAGAGCGTCTACATCGCATGAATGAAGTCAAACTGTCTGAAAGTAAAATTGAAACAATATTAAAGAAGATTGAACAGATGGCAGACGATACAAATATAACTGATCACGTCAGATTAAAGGCCTTGGAAATGTTAGGTAAGAATTTAGGAATATTTGAAACTAATATAAATATACAAGATAAAAGAGATAGAACATCGACAGAAATTGAAAGTGAATTATTAACAAAGCTAAACACAATAATTAATAAATAAAAAGTTACGTAAAGTTTTACAGCTAGTCACGATACATTTATTATTTCTATTTTCGATTATAATTTTTTTTTGATTGTGTCCGGTCTAAAATTTTTTTGTACTAGGCTTGACCCCACCTACCCACACCCACCCATGTGACACAGCCGTGGCTACACACAGCCGCACGTTATTCTGCACACTCAAATATAAAATTTTAACAAATTTACTTTTTTTCTATTGTCAAAAATAAAAAAGAAAGTATAATAAATTATAATATATATAAATATTCTAAAGAAGTTTATATAGATACTAAAGAAGTATATAAATATTATATTTATATATATTGCAAAGGAACATTATTTGTCAGACAATATAGTATCTTTAGACGATTACAGAAACCCTCCTGAAAATCTAGAAGAGCGTGAATTAGATGAAGCTATCATAATTGGATGGTCTACAGATGAGAATGGTGATAGAATGCTCTATGTGTCTTCTTCAGTTGAAGACAAGGAGAGTTTATGGATGATAGAGTTGGCAAAAAACATTATTGAGAATCGCCCTCCTGTCAATAGAGATATTTATGAATGATCTTAGTCATCTGTTAAAAGGTAATCTTGAAAAGATAAGTGGATTACCGCCAGAACAGCAAAAAGAGATACTTGCCTTAATAGAAGAATATGAATCCGTAAAAGAAAAAGAAACAGCAAGAGAAAATTTTCTTCCATTTGTAAAGTTAATGTGGCCCTCTTTTATTCATGGAAGACATCATGAGATTATGGCAGAGGCATTTGAAAAGGTGGCCCGGGGTGATTTAAAAAGATTGATAATCAACATGCCACCCCGTCATACCAAGTCAGAATTTGCAAGCTATCTTTTTCCTGCATGGTTTTTAGGTAAATATCCAGAAAAGAAAGTTATTCAAACAGCTCACACAGCAGAGCTTTCTGTTGGATTTGGTAGAAAAGTTCGTAATCTAATACAAAATACAGACTTCCAAGAAGTGTTTCCGGGCATAGAGCTGTCTGCTGATTCAAAAGCGGCAGGTAGATGGAATACAAATAAACGTGGTGACTACTTTGCGATAGGTGTAGGTGGTGCAGTAACGGGTAAAGGTGCTGATATTTTAATTATCGATGACCCCCACTCCGAACAGGAGGCCACAATGGGTGATTATAACCCGGAAGTTTATGACAAAGTCTATGAATGGTATACATCTGGACCAAGACAGAGACTTCAGCCCGGTGGTGCAATCATTTTAGTGATGACAAGATGGTCCAAAAGAGATCTGACAGGTCAAATTATTAATAAATCTATTGAAAGAGAGGGTTCTAACGAGTGGGAAGTGATACAATTGCCTGCAATATTGCCTTCAAATAAGACTTTATGGCCTGAATTTTGGAAAAGAGAAGAATTAGACGCATTAAGAGCTGAATTGCCCGTTGCAAAGTGGAATGCACAGTATCAACAAGACCCCACATCCGAAGAAGGGGCGTTAATTAAGCGTGAATGGTGGCAAGAATGGGAAAAAGATGACCTTCCTCCTTGTGATTCTATCATTCAGTCGTGGGATACAGCTTTTTTAAAGACACAAAGAGCAGATTATAGCGCCTGTACCACTTGGGGAATCTTTCATCACCCTGATGATGAGGGAAATGAGAGGCCAAACCTCATTTTACTTGATGCATACAAAGAAAAACTGGAATTTCCCGATTTAAAACGTGCAGCCTACGAAAAATACTGGGAATTTGAGCCAGATCAGATGATTATTGAGGCAAAAGCAGCAGGATCACCCTTAATTTTTGAATTAAGAGCTATGGGAATACCAGTTACTGAGTTTACACCGAGCCGTGGACAGGATAAGATAGCAAGAGTTAACAGTGTCACGGATCTGTTTGCAAGTGGCGTTGTGTGGTGTCCACCTACACGTTGGGCAGACGAAGTTATAGAAGAATGTGCATCATTTCCATCAGGAGATCATGATGACCTAGTTGACTCAACCACACAGGCGCTGTTAAGGTTTAGACAAGGTGGCTGGATAAGAACAACTATGGATGATTGGGATGATGAACCAAAATATAGAAGGCCTGTAGAGTATTATTAATGGATTTAGTGCATATTATAGACGGACTTATTGGTATAATCGTTTTAGGTGGCGGTTGGTTTATAGGAACACAATCTAGAGAAATAAAAAGAATTGATATATTGTTAAACAAAACCAGAGAAGATTATGCAAAGAGAGATGATGTGACAGTTGCAATAAACAGATTAGAAGAAAAGATAGATAGAATTTTAGAAAGAATTAAATAGGAGTATCTAATGGCTGTAGAAAAAACAATGACACCCATGCAGACTTTCAAAGAAAGCTCAGAACCTGAGATAAGTATAGAAGTAGAGAATCCTGATTCAGTTTCTGTTGAAACGGAAGATGGTGGAATGATCATTGATTTTACAGGTGAGCAGGTAGAAGAAATATTAAGCGGTGGATTTGATTCAAATTTAGCAGAACAGATTGATGAGCAAGATTTACGAGAAATGGCTGGCGAGTTAATATCAAGTTTTAATTCTGACAGACAATCAAGAAGTGAGTGGGCAAAAAGTTATGTAAAAGGTTTAGATCTTCTTGGAATGAAGATAGAAGAAAGACAGCAGCCTTGGGCAGGATCATCTGGCGTGTTTCATCCTATTTTGACAGAGTCAATTGTAAGGTTTCAGGCACAGGCTATGGGAGAGATATTTCCTGCATCCGGACCAGTAAGAACTAAAATATTAGGAAAAATGTCTGTTGAAAAAACAGAGCAGGCCTCTCGCGTAGAAAATGAAATGAATTATCTTCTCACTGAAAAAATGACAGAATACAGAGATGAAACAGAACAAATGTTATTTAAGTTGCCTTTAGCTGGTTCCGCTTTCAAAAAAGTTTATTATGATCCGATTATGGAAAGGCCATGTGCAATGTTTGTACCGGCAGAAGATTTTGTTGTTTCTTATGGCGCTTCTGATCTCATGACCTGCGAGAGATACACCCATGTAATGAAAAAATCATCAAACGACATAGCAAAACTACAAGATAACGGATTTTACAGAGATATAGAATTACCTGACCCTGAGCCAGATATGTCAGATATACAAGAAAAATATGATGAGCTTGATGGTGAATCAGCCACAATAGAAGATGACGACAGACACACTCTTTTAGAAATGCACGTAGATATGGAGATGCCAGAGCCATTTGATGAAGAAGATGGCATAGCCAGACCATACGTTATCACGATAGATAAATCATCAAGAACCATATTATCTATCAGGAGGAATTATTATGAAGATGATAAAAAGAAAAAGAAAAGGCAATACTTCGTACATTACAGATACCTTCCGGGCCTTGGTTTCTATGGTACAGGCCTCATTCACCTCATTGGTGGGTTGGCTAAAAGCGCCACAAGTATTCTTCGTCAACTTATCGATGCTGGTACTTTATCTAATTTACCGGCTGGTCTTAAAGCTAGGGGTTTACGCATCAAAGGGGATGATTCGCCTCTCATGC